TTCGCTTGAATTTACCCGGTAAAAATTATTTTGTATTGCCATGATTACGGTTCCTCAAACTCCCTGTTTCAACTTGAATTTAACCTGCCTTCACATTGACTTCAGAAGACATCTCGTAACCTAGCTCTATACCCTTAAGCTTCAGTTCCTCGCGTTTCAGTATTAAAGTCTGTTCTACTTCTAGGCGCTCTACTTCCAACTTGCCCATTTTGACCTGAGCTTCCTGCATAGAAGCTTCCGCTTCCTTCTGAGCAGCTTGCGCCTGTATGAGCATGGCCTGAGCCTGAGCCTGTACTGCCTGTTCTTGGACAGTCGGTTCTTGATCTCCGGGCGGAGGAGCGGAGATAAACTTGTCTACGTTCTTTATCCCCATCTCTTCTGCGATTTCGCGCATCAGAGCATAGATATTTTGAGGTTTGATTATACCTTCGGTCTGCGTTGCTACTTTTTCTACCAGTGCAGCATAAGACGAGAGGTTATTCAGGCGAACATCCTGATCACCATACCCTATACCAACTTCTATGTCAACATCTAAATCTTCGCGCCAGCTGGAGGGATCTATTTCAAAATACTCGTTATTGACCCGTATGACTTTGTCATTGCTCTCGTAGCGTTGTACCAAGTTATAGATAGATTTGAACATATGCCTTACACCAGTATCGGCAAATATTCTGGCTATCATTTCTAGTCTGCCCTGCGCGTTGGTCAAGGCACCTGTAATAGCCCCTGCTGTTACGTGCGACTTCAGAACATCTGCTGGTAATCCCTGAGTGGACGGGTTTACTCCTGTGCGTCCTGATTTTATAGTGTCCCAGTATTCCAGCATCTTGAAGCTGTAGTCTTGCAGCGCAGGAGTCTGGATAGGCGCTAAGGCGTTGGGCGCTCTGGTTCGTACTATCCCTCCGGGTCTGCTGGTCAGAAGGTCATCTATATTGACCTGACCTTCCACTACTTGGAACCTACCGTTATTAGCCAGATACATATTGTCCAGCAGGTTGCGCGTCAGGGTACTTCTTATAAGCTGAACATCTTCTATCGTTTCAGCTACCGACAGTCCGAAGAACTTATACGGTATGGGTATGGGGCAAACTGTGCTGAACGGAACTTCGCTGACCGGCTCGTTATCCAGTATAATATCGCCGCCGTGAATAATCTTGCGTAAGGTGGATACCCCATCGTCATAAATGTCGCACCTTATATATGACTCAAAGATTTCCACCAGTTCTTCAGCTGGACCTTTAGCTTGTGCAGGAGAAATATCTGTAGCATCGTAACTATGACGCGCCATGAACACTGGGTTGGTAGTTATGTTATCAGCTGCACCGGAGTATGCCGGTAAGTCCTCTACTTCTTTCGCGTCAAACCCCATCATTTTGAGTTCAGACCGGGACTTGTAGGAGCGGTGACAGACAAATCTGGCATCCTCCAGCGTTGTAGCCCCTTTGTTGAGAAGGAACTCTTCCGGTGGCACGTTCTCCACCGTGACCTTACCGCCAGCAACTGTACGGACAAATACCGCGTCGTGCACGGGTATTTCTACGTTGACAGTCTCCTGCGTCTGCGGGTCTAGCGTCTGCTCTGTGCGCGAGCGTTCTGTGTGCTGCTGCAGCTCCAGCTCGCGATCCTGCTCCAAGAGCTGGAACTCGTTTTCGGTCAGGTTATCGTACTCTTCGGTAGAACTCTCCTCCAGCTCTTCCCAGTAGTGTTTTACCACGCCTACCTTTTGCAGTAGCGCGTCGAAGAACATGTTGTACAAAATCATAAACCCGTTATTCTGCTTATAGAATACGTGGTTTATATATTTTGTAGCTTGCTCCGCCGCGTTCTCGTCTTCTGGACCTACGGGGATATATCTGACAACTTTGTCTCCAGCGGTGAACACGCGCATAAGAGAGGGCAGTATCCACATCAGGGTGTCCTGCACGTCGGTGATGACTACCTGAGAGCGCCCGTCTTCCTCATTGCCAAACGGCTCACCGTAGAAGTACTCCATCGCTTTCTCGCGCTGAATACTTATCTCAGAATCTAGGTATCCTGAGCTGCCTGTGACTTCAGAGTTTATAAGAGCTAGAATTTCTGAGTCTGATAGTTTTGCCATGCTTATGTATACCTGCGACCTCTGGTTCTGGTCGTTGCTTTTTTATAACCGCTAGCGTAGATAGCCTTACACTGTCGCGCTGCCTTTGACTTTTTTCGATAAACTTTTCCCTTGGTTCCGCACTGATACCCGCCCCTTACGCTTCTTACTGGCATTTTTCTTCTTCCTTTTAGGAGAGGGTGGTACTAGGGCTTCTATTAAAGCTCCGAAAGAAGAGCTTTCCTGCTCTTTCTTGCGCTCCGGGTGCAGTATAGAGGCCATGCGATCTATGGTGCGTGGGTTGTCCCAACGTGTCATCAGTAACCGCCCTTCTTCCCGCCCTTACCTTTGCGTTTCATCATGCCACCGCTTTCATTATTCTCTTGTACCTATTGAGATACGAAGCTTGTTGTCGCTTAGGAGTATGGATAATAATTTTCCCACCGGGGATTTGCTTCCTCCCGTGAGGTAACATCCCACTTCCTTTGCCTTTAGTTTTAGCCATTACACCACTCCCACGTTTTGATATTCGATGTCACGGCTAAAGCCGTACTTCCTATACGAAGCCTTGTTCTTCTGCTTCTCTCCAAAGCGTTCCACGCTCAAGGAGGCGTAGCGCAAGGCACTTAGCAGATCGTCCTTGATCGGTACCACCTTCCCGTTCTTGCGGTGGTAGAGCCGCATCTCCTCCATCGTTTCGGTGCAGCTCTCAAACAGCTTCAGCCGCTTCGTTTCAAAGCGCTGGAGCAGGATGCTTATTCCTGCCTCCACAGAGTTGTTTCCAGTAAGCTTACCGTCTGCCGGTGGGTTACTGAAGTGTTCGGGCAGCATGTAGACGCCCAAGTCTCTATACTGCTGCGCCAGCTGTACCCCGCTCCCCTTATCGTGCTGCAACCCGTCGTGCGGGAACGCCACGGGCAAGCCGGGGGTGCGAGCGTTGAGAACTGCTGCGTGAGTTATAGGTGTCTCCTTGCTCCTGCGATACTCATCATAGACATATATTATATCATTATCTGGGTCAAAAGCAACCCAAGATATTGCAGTGGGGTGGTCAAAGCCAAAATCAATAGCAGCAAGGCAGATAAAATGAGCAGGTATCTCGAAATCTTCGCAAGTGATATCGCTCTCGCTGACGGGGTATACTAGTCCTGAGCCAAATACCGGGATTCCTTTCGACCTCATTTCTCGCTCTGCCGGGGAGTAGACGGAGAGGAGCTGCTTCTTGGTCTTCTCGTCCAGATGATCCACGTCTTCCCAGGTGGCTGTTGATACCGATTGTCCCGGTTTCAGGTCGTTTAAGAACGCGCTTACCACATTGGTCATCCCCTTCTCAGGGGTGAACGTCATATAGACCACACCGTTGGTGTCGGCAGTCCGGGTGATGCACTGAGAGAAAATCTCCTGCTTAGGTTCCTCATCGAGCCAGATGACATCCACCGCCTCTCCCATAAACTTTTCAAAGCCCTGTTCGTAAGCCTTGAAGCTTATATGGCTGTTACGCCCTGATGTGTGCCTGACCAGAGCTGCGCTATAGGCGTTGGGTACTCCCGGCTTGCGTATGGTTTCGATTATGTTCTTTAAGGGTATCGCTCCGGTGCCGCGCAACTGCGGGTCTTGCGGTGTTCCCAGCAGCTCGCGCTGGATTATGTCCCGCGTGGTATCGTTGCTTTCTCCGGCTACCCATGCGCGTACACCTTTGTCAAACCTGCGCCCCTCCCACCAGCTGGGGTACTCGCCGGTCAGGTGGTAGGCAGTTTCAGCCGCTCCGCAATAGGTCTTACCCACCCGGTTAGCGGCCATAAGGATGCGCTGCCTGCACTCCTCACCGTCTTTGTGAAACTTGCCTTGATAGGGGTACGGTTTATAGCGCTCTATCCGGGTAGTTTCTAGGCGGTGCTGCTTCTCGCGCAGCAGCTTTAAAGCAGCTACTTTGTTCATCAGCTGTCTTGCGGTATTTCTTTTTTGAAGGAAATCACGTTATCCAAAGTGAGCTGCTTGATCTGGCGGTCCAGCTCTGCGTCGGACAAATCAGCGACTTCCTTGATGGTAGTTTCGGAGCGTTGCGTAGCATCGTAACCGGCACGGCTCAGGATATCTCTGGCCGCGTTCAGTTTGACGTTCTCGCTCTCGCCGTGGCGCATCAGGTCTTCCAGTACGTTCAGGGCTAGCGTCGCTGTCTCGTCCACGCGCTGCTTGATGCGGTTCTCTATGTGGAGCCAGAGATGGCGCTGGAGTCGGCGCGAGCGGTGCTTAGAGCCAGACTCCTTGGAATACCCGGCTGCATAAAGAGCCTCCTCCGGTTCCATGTGGTTATCGACCAGATTGATCATAAAACCTTCCTCTTTTTCTGTGAGAGGACCGGGAAAAGGTTTGGGTATGGAGGGGCTGGGGTACTTGCCTTTCAAGACAGAGTTCCTTTCCTAGAACTTATAGTTGGTGGAGAAGCCGATGAAGTACGTGGTGGTGCCTCTATACCCTATTCTTAGCAGGAGCGGGGCGAGGGCTGTTTCTGACCACTCCTGCTCCCCTTTCCTGATGGGAGAGGAATAGGAGGGAGGCGGGGGAAGCTCTTCGATCAATACTGGCAGTTCCTCTGCTATAGAAGTGTAGGGGCAGCAGAGGAGCAGCAGGAGGAGAGGGAGAGAGATTAGAAACAATTTAAGATTCATTCTGAAATTTCAAAGCCTTTCTTATGATCATCTTACTCTCTCTGGAGAAGACACAGAGGGGGAACACGTTTCTGTCTCCGAAAGAAGGTTTACTATCCACCTCGTAACTGGCAAAGGTGCGTATGTAGTGCTTACCCTCCAGTTCAAAAGTGTCGTAGAGATAGCCTTCTGTTACAATATTGGCGCAGTGGAGTTCGTCAAAATCTCCTGCGCCTACGGTTGTGCAATCTCCTGCTATATCTACCCAGTTTAGAACTACTTTAGGATACTTTTTATTACCTAGCTCTATATATTGCATCTAAGCTGCTTCCATGTTGAAAGTAGTATACGATATCGAGACAAGGTTGTCAAGGAATTTCAAATCTCCCCAAAAGTGAAGTCAGAGGATATATTATTATAATAACACGCAGGGGGGGTCACGCGATCTCTCCGGGCGATCGCACTGCCGCTGCGCTGCGCCGCGCGACCTCCGAGCCGCGAGGGACTGGCTCTGGGTAGGGGAGGGAGCTATATGGGCATGGCATGGGTGGCACACGTGGGCACATATGCTCAATGGTGCCACAATCCTGCACAATTGTGCACAATCATGCAGGTGTGCAGCATTGGCGCCATTACCCTGCACGTTGGCTAGCAGGCACACGGTTGAAACACGGTTGTGCACCTGTGAAATAATCTGAAGGGTGGGTGTGGGTGGGCAATAGATATTGGTAGCCAGCTGTAAAACTGGGACAAAGCGAACGCGCTGCCGACACAAAAGTGAAAGCTTAAGTGACCGGAGCTGTCAATCTGACGTAACCTCGCTTCGAGCGGAGCACAAAAGAAAGAGCCAGCGAAGGGAGGTATTTCGCTGGCTCAATCGTTCGAGTTGAGCGCGACTTATGTCGATCACGTCTGATGACTGCGCTTTAATGGTCGACGCGGTATCAATCCCGC